CCAGCGCCACGACGTGTGCGTTGAGCAATCAAGTTAGCAACGCGGTTAACCAACACAGCCAGTGCGGCGTGTTCGTCACCAACGAATGTTGCTGTACCAGACACAGTAGCCTGGTTGTATGTGAACTCAGTGGCTGCCAGTGAACGCAAGCTCAAGAGAATCTCTTGGTCAATTTCAGCTGTAATCTCTTGAGCCAATGCTGCCATGATTTCTGCTTCAACGTCAATACCATGCATGGCTTGTGCGTCTTGTGCAGATTCAAATGTCCAGCGAGCTTGCAACTTACGTGTGCGAGCTTCAACGGCTTGTTTCAGGATTTGAACGCTGATTTGCTTGCCGCCAGTACCTTCCATCACTGCTGTTTGACCACCAGTGTAGTTGTAAGCAGTAGTTGTACCGCTAGGAACTGTAGAGTATGCTTGAGCAATCTTGAATGGGCTCAATGCTTCCTCACCAGCTGTAACACTGGTAGCGGCTGCACTGCTGTCAGTCAAGTTGTTGGCATAACGCACACGCAAAGTGTGGATTTGGCCAACTGGACCAGTCATGGGCTGAACGCCAACCAACTCGTTAGCAATAACGGTGGGCATAACACGACGGATAACCGGCAGAATCACACGGTTAAGTGTAGCAATGTTGCCAGAAGCAGTAGAACCTGCTGTTGCATTTTCTTTCAAATAGCGACGAGTGTTTTCTAGGATAACATTCATGCTATTGCGTCGAGTTCCATTAAGACCTTCTAACAGTGCCTCTTTGGTTTCGCCCCAACGACTTTCTAATAGTTCTTGTGACATTTAAGTCTCCTTGTTAAGATTAAAGACCTGCCAGGCGCTTGAGGTCAATCACGTTGCTGCGATCTTCCGACACACTGGGAACAGTAGTTTTATCACCAGTTACTGAGGTGACAGATTCTGCAATTACTTTACGGGCTTTTGCAGTTCTATCTTCCAACACTGCTGGTAGATACTTTTCAAAAGCATTTTTCAAACGGGCAGTTTGAACGCTTTCGAGTAAATTACGCATGACTTCTTGCTTTTCCCGGTTTAAAGGACGTAGCAATTCATCCATTGTGCTTTCACGCTCATTGGATTCTTTAATCATACGCAGTTCACGTTCTTTTGACTCTACCACGGCCTTTGCAGTACGGGTAATGTCGATTGCTTTACGCAATTTCTGATCTTTCTCAGCGATCACATCGTGCAGTTTACGGACTTCTGCCTTCTCATTCAAATGAGTGGCTCCGAACTCTGATGCATACGCTTCAAAAATTCTACGACCAAAATTGTTCTCACGAGCAACTTTGATATCTTCTTGTAACTGATTCAACTCAGCCTTGAGATGACGACTAACAGCTTGACTCATTTTCTGAGCAGATTCTTTTACAAATCGGCTCTTCAATTGTTCAAGTTTGCCACGTGCTTCACGTACCAGACGTACCTTTGTCTCTACGACATCGCGTTTGTCTTTGGCGAATTCTGTGATTTCACGTGCCAATGCTTGCACCACAAAGTTTTCGAGTTTTGCAACTCCTTCAGTGTGCATTTTGCGGTCTTTGCGCAATTCGCCAATTTCTTCTGCAAGTTTGCTAACCATGAAGCCGTTAAACTTCTGTGCTGATTCTTTCATCTTGTGTTGGAACTTGACGCGATCTTCCGTAAGTGCTTGCTTCTCAGCAGCCACTTGCGCAATTTCTGCGGCCAAACCTTCTGTTACCATCTTGTCTAGGGCTTCTACCATTACTGTCTTGTCATGCTCGTAGCGTTGTGCAAACTCTTCTCTGAGTTCTCCACGTACCTGTTCACGGGCTTCGTTTAGTTTAGATTCCCAAGCTTCGTTGAGTTCTTGACTAACGTCTTCGTTAATTAGGCCACTATCAAGCAAGGGTTTAATTGCATCAAACATGCCTGGTTCTCCTTAGATTTTGAGATCCTGAATGAGTCTTTTAACTTCATTCTTTAGGTATCTCTGTACTTTGTCGCTTTCGCCAGATTCCCGTGCCATCTCCATCAGTTTATGACCGTGCTTCATGTTCATGAGACCTTCATAAATTGCTGTTGGATAAGCATTAGGTGCGCTGGGTTGTGCAACCACATCTATAGTGACAATTTCAAAGTC